TCAGACGGACGACATTCTGGTTTGAACCGCGTCCATAATTGGCGATTATAGGGATTATTATAAGATAGATTCGTATTACAATTAATAATCGCAGGTGTTATTTCAAAGACATTGATATCAAATGTCGCAATTTTTTGATTAAAATTTGTAGTGGAGGGTTGCGTTATGGTAATAACCGACGTTCCTGACCCATATAGAAAAGCAGTATATACAGATGTAGTCGTGGTCCCCGTCCCCTGTGATACAACGATTTTTACAATACTTTCATTGGAGGATGAAAAGACAAATGTAGCCTCTGGGTCGCTATTATTAGATGATGGTGGCGTAAGAACAAACGAACGTTCGGTTGACATTTTATTCATATCCTCTAAACGATACACCGTCGACAAAACTCCGGTATTTACTGCCGGTATTTGGCCAACAAAGGTTGGTGTTGATTTGACAATATTGATACGAATCGTCGCAAATTGTGAAGTTTCCCCGATGATTTGCGATCGTTTGTATATGGCAGTCTCTTCTTGAAGAAACAAAATAGGAATCGGACCAGAAGAACCATTTTCAAGAACGGTCACTTTATTAAAAATAATGCGGTTCTTGACAATAGTTATATTTGAATTCGTATATACAAAATCACGTGGACCACCTGACCCTTGTGTTATATAATAAATAATATCATTGTAGTCCAATGTTCCGTCGAGGACTTTTTTACGAGTCGTTATCGCAAAATCCGTTATGTTGAGATCAATAAACCCATCCAGATATTCACGCGTAATAATCCCATTTCTATCCGGTATCGAATTCGTTGGTAGAGAACCAATTCCTGTAAATGGTTGTTTAAGGGTCAATGAAGATGTAGTTTTTAATAGAGTAATCGGAAGTAATATTCTTTTTTCCGAATAAGAAATCGTATCATTGCCAATACCACTTGCTTGATATGCATCTTGCTTGATTTGCATTCGGAATACCACACTATCTTGTCCATAACTGAAACCGCCAGTGTTGTTAAGAATACCATTGATGACGATTGCGTTTCGATAAGAAAGACGAACATTTGTGGCGCCAGGACGCGTGTACTGGTCCGTTGTATTAAATGGGTCATAGGACGGTTGGGGTATAAAATAATAATCACGATTGAAGGATACGACGGTTATGGATGTGCTGTTGGTTGGAAATGAAACAGTGATTGGTGTGCGGGAGTGATTTGAATAAATGTTGACTAATGGAATAACACCGATAAGTGTCTTACGCATATTCAATAGTTCATCCGGGACATCTGTATCACGGGGTGCGATTCCATTCGGTATTGTAAATGTTCCGTCAATTAGTGTAAATGTAGTGCCATATGTCAATGAATAGACATTTACACGTGAGGATGGGTCGCCTGGTATAATATCAATGTATACATCTCCAGGATTATCTATATTATTTGGAGTGTCTTGCATTAACGGCGGGGTCCACACTGGGACTACAGGAGTTGTAGACGACATTTATATTTTTTTACACGGATATGATATCCTATCGCTGATATCTCAATGTAAAAAAATATTAACGCATATACCAATTGTTAGAAAGGTAGGAACTAACATTCTTGGTGGATTCCATTCCTGCGCCAGAAGTAGTAACCATCTTCAATATTGGGCCTTCATCTACAATACTCTTGATTTTTGTGGAACCGATGGAATAGTTGAAATACTGAATTGTGGAGATATATCCACTAAACCGGTCTCTGGCATTGACTTCACCGATGTTGACCTTACCATAGTTCTGAATGGGAATACCGGCCGTCTTACGGCGTTGCGCCAGACGACCGTTGATATACAAATCAATAACATTATTGGTTACACGAACGATTGCATTTACCCAATTTTTCATCGGAATATCCGTTGTTATGAGTTTCTCGTGAAGGTTTTCTCTGCCGGACTTATCGTTTTTACCACTTACGTCTACAAGAGCAATTAATGAAATGTTTCGTCCCTTATCTGTTCTATCTGGATTGGTTGCGTTAATATCATCTGAAAATCGGATATATATACCTGGAGCATTATTTGGATAATATATACCGTCCTTCGCAGATTTGGTTCCTTCGCCACCTTTGCTAAAGATTCGGGAGTATTTTCCAAGATCAATTGGAACTTGATTCACAAAAAACCACACCGACCATGTATATTCTAAACCACCATCTTCGTTCATTGATCTGGCGATGAAAACGGAATCCTTCTCTGCTGGGTCTTGTGAGACATACTTCACGAGGTCTTCGGTATTTGCGGTTCCTTCAAGAACATACGGAGATGTGCTGGGAAGCATCAAATAAGATAATCCAATAATCGAAATCTTGATTGCGGCAGTCAATACAATAAACACCATCAAAATAAATGCAAATTTTGCAACAAGACTGTTGGATTCCATAAACTCCCTTAAACCAAATCCACCACCCTCGGAAGTTGAACCGGAAAGACCTGCGTCGGCTGGTTTCGAAAAACCAGAAGTTATATTATTTAAAACCCCGCCACTGCCACTGTCGCTCATATTTGATAATGTTAAATAAGTAATATACTATATATATCAAATAAAAAAACAATGTATTCATTCGAATCTATTGTTCACGTTCTATGATTATTTATGATTAAGTGCTGACACTTGCCTTTTCCTCATTGTCAACAATGAAACTTAACTTCACTTTGTATTTGTTGAGGAGGTCGCTCCACGGGCTTCCACCAAATCCTTGCGAATAGATATCCCACGCCTCCTGTGGCGCGACGGGTGCATCTTTCAGTTTAACATTCGTTATAAATCCAACATTTCCGACTTTGACGTTCTGACTATCATCGCCTAAAATGACCTTGGTGGTTTCTTTCAGTTTAGAACCTAAGTTTACAACACACGACTTCATCAATTTACCATCTACATATACGTCCATTGCGGAACCATTGAAACTGACAATAAGATTGACCCACTTTTGAAGAGGGAAATCAGAAATTTCGCAGTCATCATCCGCACTACTAACACCACTCCTAGGAAAAATTTGAATCGTGTTTTGTGAACTCTTGAATTGGATTTTAAATAAAATGTCATCAGACTTATTAAATTGAATCAGTGAAGCGTTGTTTACCCAAGACCTGATGTAAAACCATAAGGAAATCGAACTATTCGACTTAAAACTATTCGGTAATTCGGAACCAGCTATCGTAGTCTTATTTTCCCATTTTTGCATCATTCCTAAAGTCGTATAATTTGTCGTAAGTGCTTTGAATATGACATACAACAATAAAAGAATGACGACTACGGCGAGAACGAGTTTAGAGTTCATTACTAATATATATGTATTCGGAATATATTTTCGTATACATATACTGGATATAATTCTATTTGGCGCAAATGCCTTAAGTCTATGATTCGTTTTATGTCGTATACATTATTGCGGTTCTCGACTTTATCGCGCTTCCCGCCTCTTTGATTTCATCCTGAAATGTTTGTGTTCCTATCATTGGAGGATTTTGTGATTTCAGCATTTTATACGTCCATCTCATTTGTTCCTTCGTAAGGGGATATTTGTGAAACTGAAAGTTGCAAATAGTACCATTTAATCCATTTTCGGAACCCACGGTAATTGGTTTTAATTGAATATCCGGCATTATAAACTCGCTACGAAAGATAAGTTCATTATTCAAGAACAGGTCCATCGTCTTTCCGTCATAATTCACAACGAAATAGTTCCATCGTTGAAGAGGAATATCTGAATCTAAATCATTATTTTCAGTTAACATCTGAAATTTCGCGTTTCGCGCCGGATTTATTCCCGAGGTTTTGGTGTATTCGTTATAATTCTTACGAGAATTGTAGATTTCGGTCATTTCAGCATTTCTGGTTGTTACATTCACAGTAGAACATATCAATTTCAATTCATTGGTAAATGGATTATATGTCATTTTGGGCGTATCACCAAAGTTGAATATTTCTAAATCTTGGTTCTTTATGGATATATTGTTATACAAAATGAACCACCCTGAAATAGAGTAGTTATACCGCTTTTTCTCTTCAATCGGACAGTTGGCAGCACTATCTTCTGGTGTGCGGTCCATACCAGTATTATGGAAAATGAATATCTGTGGACTTTGCGTCGTCAAATTTGTGTCATATAACTCCTTGAGAGCAACTGGTGCGGCGACCATTTGAGATGCAGATGCACCGATATAGTTCAATAAATAAGGCCAACCGTATAAAATGGCGATAAGCAGGAGTTCAATCGCGACGATAATCCATATGGGGCGTGTCGTATCACCAACTGCCGACTGTGAACCTTGAAGAAAATCGAGGAATAAGCAAGGAATATAGAGAATACACGACCATAAAAATTGTAGTAGTTTCAGACCGAGTATGGATTTCGTGAGATGGAACAGAAACATAAACACGATGAGTGCGACCATTACACCGTGTTGTTTGTAATATGCGAGTGCGCATAACACGATGAAGAATACAGTATTCATAATGAATCGGACATTCGAGAGGAGGTTTCGCAATGGCGCCATCTTTGGAGGTTCGTTCGCGGTGTTCGCACCCGCCCCCGGTTCTCTCGGCAAACGATTATCCATAAACTCTAAACCATAATGAAAGAGGAGAATCGCGATACCCAATATGGTCATACCTGTTACCGACATCCGATTCTTGTCGTCGACATCGCGGTCATAGACCCAGACAATTATCATCAGGACAATGTAAATAATGTGGGTGAGAGCAAAGGTGAGTTGACGCATCGGACTACTCGCGTCTTCCGGTTTGACGTCATTGAAAAGGTAGTCTTCGGGGGACTTCTCCGCATTTGCGCTCTTGAATTTTTCTCGGAGGTGGGCGACGAACCCGGCGATAGCGACGATGGCCATAATCGCGTAAATAGTGTGTGCGGTGGGAGTGTTCATTTGCGTGACAAACCCGCCCGAGGCGACATCCTGCTCTGCGCCCCCCAGGCGATTGGTTGCGTCAATCTTGTATACATAATAAATGACCGAGAGAATCAAAATAACAAACGAAACTGTGAGTAGGATGACCTTGATGAGTTTACCGATGGCGCTCACTTTGGTTTCGTCGATGCCGACAGGTTCGGATGTCGCGGGGGGTGCTGTTCCAGGTGCCACCACAGGAGGTGCCACTGCTGCTATGGATGTTACACTTGCTGGAGTAATTGGCTTGTTGTCCAACGGAAACATACGAAGGTCCGTCCTAGAAGTCCATTTCGTAAAATCAAGTTTATCTAACTCTTCGTTGAATTTTTCCTTTATGGCTTCCACGCCAGTCAATGACCCGATGCCGTAAAGAAAAACCTTGAATATTGTTACAATGAGCCAAGGAATCAAATAAACCGTGGTTAAAAGTAGTCGAATACCGCGTGTAACCCTAGACTCTTTCTCGAAATTCGTGTCGGTGGGTGACCCTACTCTGGGTAGAATATGAAACCACGCAGGAAGAGAAGCAGTTGCCCAAAGAACCACAAACCCAATAAACCACCCCCAATTGTCGGGGATAACTGGTAATTTATCATCAGCTCTGCGGTCTTGTGTCAAATATTTCCACCACGGCGATAATACAATAAAGAATATCGCACAGAATCCGATGATGGCAAAGACCCAGTTCCATTTTTTATCCTGATTGGTCGCGCTATTATCATTATACTGCCACACCTGAATAGACTCGGCAAACTTTAAGATGGAATCAATCCCACCAACATTGAGTTCTTTTACAATAGGAAGTAACAGAATGGCGCATAGCAAGAGACCAACAATCAAAACAATGAAAAAGGTGTCAATGAGTTCTTTTACACGAGGGAACATATCACCGGTGAATGTTTTGGCAATCCAATCACTTGTTCTAGGCGATGTTGTAATATTTGTAAAAAGAATAGAGACCCACATAATAATCAAAATCACGGATAGAAAGGGGATGAGTGAGAACCATTTGGCGAAACGGACAAACATTTGGCTGAAGTTATTAGCTGTGTTACTCGATAAAATGGTGTCCCAGTCACTTGATAGCATTTTGTCTTGTTTCACCTTTTCGGGATAAGCCTGGTTCACATTAGACAAGTCGGTTCCGACTACTCCCTGGCAATCGGGTGGAGTTCTAAACACATATGAAAAGGCATCCCATACACCAAATGAATCGGGTATTTTACCGCAATGGGCTAATTTCAAGCGGATATTGTAGAACATCAAAATAAATACCGTGATAATGATTGACAATGTGTAAAATACGCCCATTACGGCGTGGTTTGGAGTTTTGATATTTGCAGTATAACGTTTTTGCATTTCTGCGTCTATCTCTGCGGTTGTAACATCCGCCCCCGCTAGTTTATTTTTATTAAGGTCTTTTGTTACTTCGGTTTTCAGCTGTTCATAATATGGGCTACTACGGTCTACTGGTTTATTTTTTTCACTTGTTTCATCGATAACATAACCGATGGATACATTAATGAATACGATAAACGCGAGAAGTAACGTAAAGAACCCTCCTTTATAGAAAGTAATTTGTGTTAATGAAAATGAACCCAGTAACAATATTACAAATACGAGGCCAAGAATAAGATAAATAATACCGTGGGCGAGAAGTGGTTTGTTTTCAAATGAACCCTGTTCAGTTTCAGCCTTATTGAAATATATATTCGATTTTTTTTGACTTCCTGTGATAAGAATAGGGCCAATTATTAACAGTGCCACCATAAAAAAACCGGATAATCCTTTTGAAAGGGTAGGTTCAACAGTGTTATTTTGCCATATCCAATATGCGATAATCGCGAATCCGACGATTTGTAAAATGAGGCCAATGCTTAACAATGTATTTGCGCTACTCAATGCGAGGTCATTTGAAAGTTGTGTTTTGTCTTCTTTTGAGATTGAATTATCGTTCTTTTTATCCTCAATTTGCTTTCCACGAACTACAAGTGGCACACCAAACACGATACAAGCAATGATTCCCACAATAATACGCGTTGTTGTAAAATTGTCATTGAACCAGTTATATAGACGTGGAAACCGTGTGCTATCGACGAAACCTTTTACAATGGCCGCGAACATTGGTATCAACATAAGAATGAGTATAGTTCCACCAATTCCCATTAAAGCTTTTGATGGGTCGGCATCCTTTTCGCGATAAGCTGCCAAACTAGTGAAACCTAAAATAATGCCAAGAATAATTGCGGCACTTGTAAAAACCCACTTCCATACATCCATTGTCAATCCGGCCACTCCTCGTGGAATCAATAATGTATCCGTTTCTTTTGCTTCAAGAAAACGGAATGGGTTCAGAAAATTGACGAAACCAGCAAATAAACATACGATGAGTAGTGTTGTAAATACCGCCCAATTATTTTCCATAATGTCCCACGATACGAACCCTATTAACAAAATAACTACCAATATGATGATAGGTAGGTAGTTCAATAATTTTTTTATATGTAATGATTGTTCTATTGGTGCAGTCGGACTCGCTGGTGCCGACGCCGGATTCATAATTTTTGAAATACTATAATTATAACGACACCCAGTTATACCCAGTTATAATTATAAGATATTATATATCGCGTTTCGCATCGCGTTTCACATCGCGTCTCCGCGACTCCGCTACGCTTCGTCGCTTCGTCGCTCTGCGGCTGTTCTATATTTTTCGCATCACGACTGTGATATATTTGAGGGATTTGTGTCTACATCGCGGTCATCGCGGCACTACAAGAACGACATCGCCGTCTTTTTTCCGTGGCAATCCCGACACAAAGCGACTAAATTATCTACGTGGTTGGAACCACCGTGTTCTAAAGCAATGACATGGTCTACTTCAAACCACGCTGGCAACTGACGCTGACAGTCCCCACATTTCCAACCTTGTTGTGCTGCAACATACTTCTTCTTGGTTTCACTCACACTGCGCTTGCTCGAATTCTTGCCGGAGTTCAAGATACGGCGTTCGGCCGGGGTTCCGCCCCCCAACGACGGCTGTGCTATATTTGGCGTGGTTCTTACCCCGGGGGTTCCGCCCCCCCACGACGGCGCCCCTATCGCGCTACTCATCGCGCGGCCAATCGCACCGCCACTCGCTCCGCTCGTTTGACCGCCGTCGTGGGGTGGCGGAACCCCCGGCGAAACCCCCGTCATATCAAAAAACGGTGTTATCATATCCGCGGTCCCTTTGCTTATCGGCATATACTTTATAATATCATTGGCGTGAAACATCAACTGCCTAGAGTTATCCGGATTACGTCGCAAAAAGAGGAACAGCGAGAGACCGACGAACGCAAATGTCGCCATTTTCATCCACTTTTGATTCGTCTGGAATAGTTTCGTCAACTTACCATCATAGTATGTGTTTACAATAAGAAAGGCTGCGACAAGAAATACGATATACTCAGCTTTTACCATATTGTTTAGTTATATATAGTAGCGAATAATATCGTCATAGTTCAGCATAAGAGGGTGGGGTGGAGACCAGGTTCACCGATTATGATAATAATACGCCGCATATCCTAACCCCACGACAACAAGTAAATACACGAGCTTTTCTCGGTATTTCAGTTCTTCCAATATTTGGACGGAACGCGGGCGATAGTGTAAATAATATCTCTCGAGCGCGTCGTGTAAAGACATCTCGTCCTTCATCAGAAGCACATTATACCGATTATGAATGAAATGAACCCACTTGATAAACGAATCGCGACTATCTAAATAAGGCGTCACCGGGTATTTATCTAACATTCGCGCAAACTCTGACGACATTTCGGGGTCGGGTATTAGCATTGGAAAATTCTGGATGAAGTCGTAGTATTTCTTTCGAACGACATCATTGATATGGTCAGGATAATTCACTGCGGCAGTCATTAACACGAACCAATAGTGTGGACCCCATACCTTTGCGTCGAGTTTAAGCATACAACGTAGGTGCTTCGCTTATAATCAAACAACATAAAAACAACGTGAGAAATACGATAAGAAGACCGTCGAAGTTAACAACACGCGATACGCGAGACCCGACGCAGTTATGGATTCCGAACACGATGAAAAGGTAAACAACCCTAAATCAGCAATGTCTTATCTTCAAATTACCCAAATACGACAGAACAAGCAAACGCAGTCGCAAACGCAGTCGCAAACGCAGTCGCAAACGCAGTCGCAGTCGCAGTCGCAGTCGCAGTCGCAGTCGCTACGCCTCGGAAACAATGTGGAACGAAATAAGTATTTTTGTAATAACTGTAATCGAAATAATCACGTCTATAATAATTGTCGCGCCCCCATTACAAGTATTGGTGTGATTGCGTTTCGTTGCGGAGAAAGCGGTCCCGAGTTCTTGATGATACGTCGGCGTGATTCATTTGGATTTGTGGATTTTATTCGTGGAAAGTATTCCTTGAACGACGAAGACTATATCCAGCGCATTATCAATGAAATGACGCTTATTGAAAAGGCGAATTTGATGCGTCTTACTTTTGACCAGTTATGGCGCTTACTGTGGGGAGATTATACACGTGGTAGTCAATATAAAAATGAAGAAAACGTATCATTTGAAAAGTATCGTCAAGTTCTCGGCGGAATTCGCACAAAGGACGGACGCATCAAAAACCTCCAACAATTCATCGATGATTCACCAACACGATGGACAGAAACGGAATGGGGGTTTCCGAAAGGACGACGTAATTACAACGAAAAGGATTTGTCGTGCGCATTGAGAGAATGCTTAGAAGAAACAGGATACGATATAACCGCAGAAAATGTCATCCAAAATATCGCGCCATTTGAAGAAATATTTATGGGGTCAGATGCGAAATGTTATAAACAAAAGTATTTCTTAGCAATGCTGGATTTAGATAAGAAACCTAAGAAGGCGCACGATATTATGGAGGTAGGTTTGATGAAATGGATGACGTTTGATGAGTGTATTCATTCAATACGACCTTACAATTTAGAAAAAATCGGGATTGTTCGTAAAATCAATAACATATTATCCCGCTACCGAATATTTTGATGGTAGTTTATCCAGTCCCTTTTTATTTCGTGTAGATATATAAAGGAACATCGGGGGGTTAACATATGGAACAAGAACGAGAAGTCGAAAATGAACCGATGGAGTTGACACTCGCAACTACCCCTCCTCCAGTTGCTTCGGTTGCTGCGGTTGCCTTGGCAGTTATGCCGGAGTCAGGGACCAACGAGGCCACAACCATTAAAAAATCCAAACGCACAACCATCAAACCAAAACCCAGAGTAGTTCAAGTATCAGGCGAAGCAGCAATTCAGCAAATGAAACGTGATTTGGATGAAGGTCGTAAACGTCTCAAACCAGAAGAACTCAATAATCCATTTAGTAAGGAGTTCAATACATTACTCTTAAAAAAGGAACTGCTTGAACGAGAGATGATATTACACGATATTGGGATACTAGGAAGCGACAGCGAGAGCGACGGCGACGGTGTGAGCGCCGCAATTTCCGGACTCTACCCTACTCTAAATGACCCAAACTTTAATATAAAAATTTCTCATCGTAAGGAATTCTTTGATACTAAGATGGAGGTGGATAACACAAAAAAAGTAGAAGATGAAGCAGAGATTCTCTGTAATGCGGAGTTAGAACTCGCGCCGAATCAACAATTTGTCCGCAATTTTCTCTCTGTAGAAACGCCATATAACAGTTTATTGTTATACCACGGTCTCGGCACAGGAAAGACATGTTCGGCAATTAGTGTTGCCGAAGAAATGCGGGATTATATGAAACAAATGGGAATTACACAACAAGTTATTGTAATTGCATCACCAAACGTCCAGGAGAATTTTCGCCTCCAACTGTTTGATGAACGCGAACTTCGAGAGATTGAACCCGGCGTGTGGAATATTCGCGCATGCACTGGAAACAAATTCATCAAGGAAATTAATCCAATGAATATGAAGGGTCTTACTCGCGAGAACATTATTAAACAAATCCGGCGTTTGATTTCATCGCATTACACCTTCTTCGGTTATAATGAATTTGCCAATTATGCCAGAGCAAACGCGTCAAGTGTCGGCGTCTCAAAGGATGATGCGGTAATCCAGGAAGTCCGACGTAAAGGCGTCGCAACCACGGTTCGTAAAGGGCGTAAATCGGCGGCTGACGTTGCCAAAGTAGCCGAAATGGAAACGATTGCAATTGAAACACTCTCCGTTATGAAGTTGCGAAAATTATTCGCGAATACGTTAATTATTATCGACGAAGTTCACAATATTCGCATAACCGACGACAATCGTGATAAGCGTGTGGCGAAGATACTTTTTCAAATTGTGCAGAAAGTGAATAATGTTCGCTTATTACTTCTCTCGGGAACACCAATGTATAACAGTTATAAAGAAATTGTATGGCTCATCAACTTGATGAACTTAAACGACCGACGCGCAACAATGGATATTGCTGATGTGTTTGATGACCACGGAAATTTTCGTTTGGATAAGGATGGGCGAGAGATTGGCAAGGAATTACTTATTCGGAAGGCAACTGGTTATGTTTCTTTTGTGCGTGGAGAGAATCCATATACCTTTCCATATCGCATCTTTCCGAGAGAACATTCGCCTGAACATTCACTGCTTGTAATGACTTCATCGAGAGGGGAGTATCCACGAACCCAATTAAATGGTCGACACATTGACCAACCGATAGAACACATTGATGTTTTTATGACTCAAATAGGTGATATTCAGGAAGTAGCCTACAAGTTTATCATTAATGATATGAAAGCGATGTATATTTATAAGAAAACCGCGATGATTCGACGGAAAAGGGCGGCGAAGGCGGTGGCCGAAACTCTTGAAAATGGAAACGACAAGGGTCGGGGTCGGGGTCGGGGTCGGGGTCAGGGTCAGGGTCAGGGTCAGGGTCAGGGTCGGGGTAAAGGCCACCGCACAGAAGAAGAACAAGCGCAAATGGTATCCGCGATTGACGATTCTACCGTGATTGAATCTCTTGATTTCCCCTCTTTTGAAAATATGGATACCATTGGATATGCGGCCGTTCAGCGACCTCTTGAAGCACTGAATATTGTATACCCGCATCCATCACTCATTGAATATATGAATAATCCAAATGATGAGTTTGATATAACAGCGTGTATCGGCAAAGAAGGACTCCGACATATTATGTCCTATGAAGAAACTGGAAATCCTCCAATGCGCCAGAATTTCGAATACCGTCCTGAGTTTACGCGCGGGTTTTCACTTCCATCGGGTGAAACCACGACAAAGACCTCTTCGCGTATCTTTGCGCCCAACAATATCGGACGATATTCAGCTAAAATCAAAAATATTTGCGACCGTGTCCTCACGAGCGACGGAATTATACTTGCATATAGCCAGTATATTGACGGCGGCGTTGTCCCAATTGCCCTTGCACTTGAAGAACTCGGGTTTACGCGGTATAGTGTTGCGGGTTCGAATTCATCGCTCTTCCGAAACAAACCCGTTGCGAGTATTGATGCAATTACAATGCTTCCTCAGCGCCAGCACCAGGCACAATTTCCGAATCAACCTTTTCGACCTGCGCGATATTCTGTCATTACAGGTGATCCAACTATTTCTCCCGACAATCTATTTGAATTAAAAGCGCTTACGAGTGAAGACAATACACACGGTGAAAACGTAAAAGTTGTTATTATTTCAGTTGCAGGAAGCGAAGGTCTAGATTTTAAGAATATTCGACAGGTCCATATACTGGAACCTTGGTATAATATGAATTTATTAGAGCAAATTATTGGTCGCGCTATTCGAAATTGTAGTCACAAACGACTTCCATTTTCACAAAGGAATGTTGAATTGTATTTGTATGGAACAAGACTTACGAATCCTGAAATCGAAGCAATTGACCTTTATTTGTATCGTCTCTCTGAATTCAAGGCGGTGAAAATTGGTGTGGTATCTCGTGTGCTTCGCACGTCTGCGGTGGATTGTATATTGAACGTGCAGCATAATACACAGACAGCCGAGCAATTAAATCAAGTCGTAAAACAAACACTATCATCGCGCAAACAAATTGACTATCAAGTAGGAGCGCGTCCTTATTCTGCGTTATGTGATTATATGGAACGATGCGAGTATACGTGCCATCCGAATGGACAAACGATTCAAGAACCTGGCGAGTTATATGGAATTGGGAGCGACAGCGACAGCGATGGCGACGGCGACGAAACGAAAGGTCAAACGATTCGCCTTGATACATTTAATGAGAAATTTATGTCAATGAACCTGGATAAAATCATCCACAAAATCCGAGATCTGTATAAGGAATCCTTTTTTTATAAGAAAACCGGACCAAATGGCATCATATCACACGTAAATTCGGTTCGCCGTTATCCTGTTGCACAAATCAACCTTGCACTTACACAAATGGTATCGGATCCAAATGAATATGTAAATGACAAATATGGACGTTTGGGACGAATTATCAACGTAGGGGAATACTACTTATTTCAACCCATTGAAATCACTGATAAAGGTATCAGTATTCACGAACGAAGCACACCTGTTCCAACAAAACACACTGGAGTTGAATACCCTCTTTCCGGTGAAGTATCTGAAGACTATTTGAATATTCAGTTGGGAGAAACAAAACCAGTTGTTTCGGTTGTTCCAAACAAGAAAATGGCTTCAATCGTCTCAGGACAAATTGCGTCAGAGGTTGAACCTCCCATCGAACCAGTGGTTGCGTCTGAGGTTCCATCGACAGAAATAGAGCAAGAGAGACCGATTGATAAGTTGATTACAACTCTTATGAATACGTTTGAAACCTGCCAAACTGTATATGAAAAAACAACAAAAGACCAGGACGAATGGTACTATTATTGTGGTAAAATCTTGAATCAAATCTCTCAAACGGAAGAATTCCAAATTACAAAGGACCAATTGCTGGAACTTGTTGTTGCCAATCTTGTAGAGCATTTGTTCTATGACGACAGTTTGTTGTTGTTAAATTACTTGTATCATAAGAATAATCGTTCAATGACGCCAAATGCAACGGGCGAAATCCATCTACTAACACCATTTGAGACAATGCTTCTGAATTATTATACACAACAAGTTGTGGTGCGACCTTTGGTGGGAAAGAGACTATTGAATTCTTCATCTTCATCATCGAATGCCCCTCACGACCAAGGAATCCTGCTTTTCCACGAAAAGAAAGACCCTCAATATTCATTGATTGTATTACGTTATGAATCAAAAGAATGGCGTACGGCTGAACCAGAAGATGAACGTGATTATGAACTTATTTTAGGCAATCTCCAATCGAAGCATATCCAAAATATGAATATGATCATTGGTTTCATATCATTCTTCAAAAAGGAATACTTGATATTCAAAATAAAATTGATGTCAAAGAAACGCGACAAAGGTGCGCGATGCGACCAATCTGGAAAAACGGAGACAATTACTGCGATAAATCATCTTCTCTCACTTCATCCACCAACATCCCACGACGAGTATAAATTAACAATCGAAAATACAAAGACACGAACTCAGAAAGAGTTATGTGTCTTTCAAGAATTTATTTTACGCACGTTTAATCGGAATCGTGTCAACGGTCGTAAGTGGTTTTTTTCACCCGCAGAAGCCGTGTTATGTAATGTTGAAAAGTTGTATATAGAGAAATAATTTATAGATGTATAGTAGGGTCTTCATTTTCAGATAATAAATGAGCGGTAATTTAAACACTGCTGTTCAATCGAAACCAAAATTCGGTATTTATACAACGATTTTACTAACCAAAAAACTTCAAGTCCCTTTTCATATTATTGGGCGAAATGTCAAAGATATATTGGAACATATTCTCTCGAAACTGGTGGAAGGAAAGTGTAGTGCGGAAGGATTCATTCGCCCAGGAAGTGTGAAAATATTATCGTATTCGAATGGACGTATACACGGAAAATATGCTATATTTGACGTTGTCTATGAATGTCTTTCGTGTTCACTCGTGGAAGGTGTCGTATTTTCGTGCGTCATTAAGAATATTAGTTTGGCTGGAATTCGCGCAACATTAAATGAACCCAAGACGCCGGTAGTTGTCTTTATTGCACGCGACCATCATTATGACCGCGTGGATTTTACCCGACTACAAGAAGAAGAAGAGATACGGATTCGTGTCATCGGGCAACGATTTGAAATTGGAGATGAATCCATATCCGTCATTGGTGAATTGGTATGAATAAAATTGATAATGATATAAACATATTTATTGAATAGTCATAGTTATCGACGTTGTTGAAATGGCTAGTGCTGTCGCTCTCGCTACATCGTCTCCTACGAAACGAATCATCCGTCCAAAAAAGAAACTCGCGGTGGGTCAGATACATGTTCATTTACCGACCGATGCGGACGTCGAGGCGTCGAATAAAGCATCAGCACCAGCACCATCAGCATCCGCACCAGCATCCGCACCAGCATCCGCACTAGCACCTGTTCATCTTCCAGAAATCGAAAATTTCAATTTATCCACGTCGTATTGCGACCCATCCTTATTTACAAAACAAACGATAAAACGCGCACTTACGATACCCTTTCATAAAATCAAATATGGAACGAATGTTTCCTATTTGCTTACGAGCGAATTGGCTAAAAAGATAGAAGGTCATTGTTCGGTCGAAGGATATATATGCCCAAATTCTATAAAAATCATCTCTCATTCGTGCGGAACATTATGTGGTGCAAATATTGTATTTGACATTGTAGCCGATTGTCTTATTTGCTTCCCAAAAGAACATTCGGTTTTACATTGTGTTGCCAAAACAATAACACAAGCCGGTATTCGCGCCGGAGCAACACACTTACAACCTGGGTCCATCTCCCCGATTGAAGTGTTTCTCTCGCGAGAGATGAATATGAAATATAGTGAATTATTCTCTCAGATTCAAGAAAACGACATCCTAACCGTGGAGGTTATTGGTCGCCGTTTTGTATTACACGATACACACGTGACTGTCATTGCGATGTTGATAGATGCGAACTCTCAACTTGTTGAAAATCATAATCTATAAATGAATCTCCATCCCACATTAGACCAACCGAAATGAAAATGAAAATGAAAATGAAAATGAAAGGGTATAAAGTTTGGTAGATGATTAGAATATAAAATGACATCAGTGTCGGCAACATTACCTTCCCCCGATGCAGCAATTGCGAGTCTTTCTACGATGAATGAAATACAGCAAATCGCACAACAAGTTGAAACAAAAACGAATTATCTGATGAATCTGAAGGAAGGAATTGAAAATATGCCGATGATTCATCAAATTGAAATTTTGCGTATTCTTCATAAAAAACAAACCCAGTTAAATGAAAATAAAAATGGTGTGTTTGTCAATATTTCGAAGTTAAATGACACTGTATTACAAGAGTTAGAGGATTATATGAACTATGTGATTCAACAAGAAAAGCAATTGAGTGAGTTTGAAACCCAGAAAGAGTATCTCACGAAGGAATACTTTGAGAATAAGACGCATAAAGATAATTAGAGAATAGTATATAAC